GATGGTATTCAATGCCTTTACGACGACACGTTAGATGAGGTGTTTGTGAACTGTCCAAGTCGCGTGGGTAAGTCTCAGTTGGTAAAATTTGGCTTTTTATGGTTCGGTTCAAACAACCCTGAGTCGTCAAATTTGTATAGCGCGTATTCCGACAAAATCACAAGTGCATTTTATGACGGCTTGATAGAGCTAATAACAGACCCGACCTACACCTACGCAGAGATATTCCCACGAAATGTTGAGAAGAAAATTATCACAGACGGCAAGGACTTGACAATAGACCTTGTGCGAAAGAAAACCTACCCGACATTCACCTCACGTTCTATTTACGGAACATTGAACGGAGCTTGTGATTGTAGCGGACTAGCCGTAGCAGACGACTTATTCAGCGGTATCGAGGAAGCACTAAGCACAGACCGACAGGAAACTGTTTGGGGCAAGTTTGATAACAACTTTATGAAGCGTCTGAAACGTAAGGCAAAGTTAATCAATATGGGTACTCGTTGGGCTATCAAGGACGTACAGGGCAGACGGCGAGAACTGCTTGAATATAACGACGAGTACAAAGACGTAAGGTGGAAAGCGATTGTTATTCCTGCATTGAACGAAAATGATGAGAGCAACTTCGACTATCCGTACAACTTGGGCTATTCGACAACGGACTACCGCAAAATACGAGCGTCCTTTGAAGATAACGACGATATGGCGAGCTGGTTCGCACAAGACCAGCAAGAGCCGATTGAACGACAGGGCGCGTTATTCACAACGGACAATATGAGGTTTTTCAAGCCCGACGAACTACCCGACACAATACCCGACAGAATATTTGCAGCGACAGACCCAGCATACGGCGGTGGTGACTATGTTTCAATGCCGATTTGCTACCAGTTTAATGAAGATTACTACATTGTGGACGCGGTTTACAACGACGGCGACAAGGAAGTAACCATACCAGAGGTAACTAACAGGATTGCAAGCCACCTTGACAAGTTTGGGCGAAAGACCGCAGAGGTTCACTTCGAGGAAACAAAAACCACGTCAGAGTTCAGAACCTTGTGTGAAAAAGAATGGGAGCGACTAGGAGTAGCGGTCAATGCAACCCACGACCCAGCACCGAACAAAATCAGCAAGGACGACAGGATTAAAAACCACGCGCCCGACATACGCAAGCTGTATTTCCTTGATATGAACTATCGTTCAAAGGAATACAACAAGTATTTTCAGAATATCTTAACGTACAAGTACGACGGCAAGAATAAGCACGACGACGGCGTAGACAGCACAGCCCAGCTATGCGATATGATTTACGGCGCACGTCGGGAACATAAAACAAGAATTATGAGAAGCCCAATTTAGAAAGGAGTTTATATGACAACCAAAGCGTATTTACAAAGCGTAGAACGTATCGAGAATATGATACGCAACAAGCAGTTAGAGATTAAACAGCTTGAAACCACAATAACCATCAGCTCAAAACCGACGGACGCAGAACACGTTATGTCAACACCTGATATGCACAGGTTTGATAACTCCGTTTCTAAAATCGTGGACTTAGAAAACGAGATACAGGCACTTATTGACGAGCTTCTTGAAACCCGAAACAGGATTGTAGAACAGATTGACAGTATGACTAATTTTGACTACTACAATATCCTCTCAATGCGCTACGTCGGCAGACTTACGTTTGAAAAGATTGCTTTCAACACGAATTGGAGTATGAGAAAAGTATTTCAGATACACGGCGAGGCATTAAGGGAATTTGAAAATTTGTACGGCACAGGGTATCTAAATGAAAATCGTGCATAGTTTTGCACAATTTTGCATAGTATTTCATATTGTGTGCAAGAAACTTGCGTGTTACACTAAAAGCGTGAAAACAGATGATTGCAAGTTCATAATCCATATTAGTTTCATTATCCTTATCGAAAGGGAGGGCGTAACAGCTCTCCCTTTTGTTATGCGATAAAGGAGGTTGCTATGGTTGAGATTTATTACAAGAACAAGGACAAGAATATCTTCTGTCCTAGATGTGGGAATTTTCTTATGCAGGCAGATAAGAGGGATATAAACATACACAAACTTGCGTGTAAGAAATGCGGCAAGTGGATATGGTTTAAGCCTGCTGATGATGATTACCACGAAATTAAAGAAATTCCCGACAGCCGCACATCAGGCGGTATGACATTTTATTAGAGGTGCAAAATGAACAGAGGGCGCAAGGTTATATTCACGGACGAGCCTGTGATAACAAGTGAAAACATAATATCGGTGCTTCAAAAGGCAATGCCTGACTTTATCAGCATAGCAAGTGAATGTGACTACCTCTTGAAATTTGAAGCAGGAGAACAGCCGTTACAGCGCAAGAAAGAAAAGCAGTACCGCAAGGACATTGATTTCAAGGACGTTGACAACGTGGCTAATGAGGTTACGGAGTTTAAGCTAGGCTTTAACTGGGGCAATCCTATCACATTCGTACAGCGCGGTGAAAAGGACAGCGGTACAGCAAGTGAACCCGAAGCAATAGCACTTCTTAACGAGTGCTACGAAACAGACGGAAATAAATCAAAGACACAGCAACTTGCAAGATTTATTGAAATCACAGGCATTGGATATACATTCGTTGACATAAACACAGATTATGTTGACGGCGACAGCTATTTTAATGTGAATGTTCTTGACCCTAGATGGGCGTTTGTTATCCGTTCAAGCAGATACACAGACCATAGGATTATGTTAGGCGTGTCACTTAGAAAAGACGACTTAGGCAATTTCTATATGACGTGCTTCACACCGCACGAGCGTTTTGAAATCCTCAATCTTGCAAAGATTGTAAACAGCAAGACCGTTAAGGAAACAGACACGTCAAGGGCGTGGAAAGATACCGACAGATGGAAAGAAACAGAGCGCAGCGGTGAATTAAATCCGCTGGGCGTTATTCCTATTATCGAGTATCAGCGGTCACACGATAGAATGGGGTGCTTTGAAAGGCAGATTGATGAGCTTAATTGCCTTAATCTGCTCATATCAGACTTTGTGAATGATGTAGACCAAAATACCAACGCTATATGGCACGGAAACGACATTGAGTTTCCAAAGACAGAGGACGGCGACGACATCAAGCCTGAAACAAATGATTGGATTTTGACATTTACCACGCAGGACGGCAAGACACCTTTTGTTAAGCCGTTATCTGTTGAATATAACTATGCAGGAATACTTGAAATGATACTTTCAAGACGTTCACTCATATTGCAGAAATGCAACGTACCACAGCGCAACGACAATTCGGGCGGCTCAACAGGCGTTGCAATGAGTGACGCAACAGGGTGGAGTGCAGCAGAAACCGCTGCCTGCAAAGAACAGAACATTATTGAAGTCTGCAAAATGAACGAGGTTAGGGCGGTATTACAGGCTATCAAGGCAAGCTCCTATGTACCGCAGGATAGCCCATTACTCAAACTTAGATACAGCGATACACAGGTAAACATCAAACGTCAGAAAACGTATGAACTTACTGTAAAGGTCAATGCTATATGCGCAGTACTCGCAAAGGGCTTCACGCTCAAAGATACAATAAAGGCTATCCCATTATTTGAGGACGACAATCAGGTAATTGTAGACTCAGGCGAGGGAGTAGCGAAGTATCAGGAAACAAATGTTTTCAGAACCGATACGACAAGCGGAGCAGAGGAAACCGAAGAAAAGCGACCTTTTGCAGACCTTTCAGACCAAGAGGGCAACAGCCCTAATATCGGCAGTATGAATACGGATAACAATTCCGACGGAGAGTAGGTGTAGGTTATGGCAGATTTTGACGAAACCCACGCACTAAACCAAAGAGCCGTTCCGTATGATGTTTATTTTGGCGAAATGAGCCTGACGAAAGAACAGAAAGAGGAACGCAAGAAGTTAGCAGAAGAAATTGAGGACGCTTTACTGTTCTTATTCGCGCTCATTGAGGTTTACAGAGAATACACCAAAAACAGTGAATACGGACTAGCTGCATACATTGAAATCATCATAATGCAGTTTAAGAACCGATACAGCTCAATCTTACAGCAGAACGACAGGTTAGATGAATACTTGAATGAGTATTTAGACCTATACGCCGCAGAGGTTGTAGAAACGACAGTAAAGCACATTGACGAAGAATATTACACGTCGCAGGACAGGGCAATGTATAACGCCGAAAACGAAGCTAACAGCGTGAAGAATTACACCGATTATCGCAGGGCAATAGAAAAGGGCAAGACCAAAAAGAAATGGATTGATATGAGGGATAAGAGGGAACGTAAGACACATTTAGAGGTTGGCGGTACTGTAATTCCTATCAATGAGCCGTTTGTTGTCGGAAACAGCTTGATGATGTTCCCACGCGATAAAGCTACATACGGAGCAGATGACAAGGAGATAGTTAATTGTCGCTGCTCGTGCAAATACTTTTAAAAATATATTATCAATAAAACAGACGCAGGAGAAATCCCGCGTCTTTTTTATATTCCAACACAGAAGTTGTAAAAAGCCAAACAACACAGAAGTTGTAAAAAGCCAAAATCATTCGTCAGAGAAGACGCTAAAACCCAGAAAGAGGTAATTATGTCAGAAGTAAACACAAATCCAGAAGTTGACGAGCAGGCAACAGTTGAGAACAACGAGGACAGCCAGCAGTCAGAAAACAGCAATTCAGATGTAACCATTGATAACCTTATGGCGCAGATTGCACAGCTCAAAGCTGACGGCGCAAAGAATAAGGCGGCACTTGACAAGGCATTAAAGGAAAAGGGCGAAATCACAAAGCTGTACCGCGCAAAGCAGACCGCAGAGGAACAGGAAGCGGAAGCAAAAAAGGAAGCGGACGAGCAGCAGAGGGTTTATGTTGCGGAGCTTGAAAAATTCAAGAAAACCGCAGAAGCAAAGTCAAGATATGCAATTCAGGGTATGTCAGAGGAGTTAGCGAGCAAGGCAGCGGAAGCTGAAATTGCAGGAGATATGGATACTCTGGCACAGGTTCAACATCAGTACACGCAGTTACTGATTA